GTGAAGTTCCTGTCGCCATGGCCTCCATGGCCGCCGCGCCCGACCACAACGCGGCCATTTCCATTCTCGCTTCGCGTATCGCTCGGTGAGTTCGGGTCTACGTAGTCGATGCCCAGCAGCGCCGCCGTGTTGCGATTCAGCGCTTCGATGAGGGATTGCGTGTTCTGGCCGAGGTCGTCCTTCTGCTTCTGGATTTCCTCGATATAGGCGTCGGTCTGTTCCTCGGTGAGCTTCAGCCCCTTCTCGAACTGGTCGATATTGATGCCCATGTTCTTGGCAACTTCGTGCCAGTCGATACCTTGGGCCGATGCCAGTTCCGCGAGCTGCTGAGCGAGCGTCTGATATTGCTGATACTGAGCCGCTTCCTGTAGCTGTTGTTGCTGCTTCAGAAGCTCCGAGAGGCGATGATTTTCGGCTGCGCTAAGTCCGCCGGACTGTCCACCGATCGCGCCCGGAGCGCCGCCCAGCATGGCCCCAGCGCCCATGTTCTGGACCATGTTGAACAGGGCCGTGTACCGCGACGTAGACGAGTACAGGCGGCGTCCGATCTCCAGAACCTGGTCCTGTGTGACCGTTCCAGCCCTGAGCCCTGAGAGCGCCTGCTGGAGCTTCTGCTGGTCGTTGAGCGGCGAGAGGTCGCCCAGCAAGAGATCCATCGCGTGCTTGGCGTTCTCGGCAGCCGACTGCATGGCTTGGCCGAAGTCCTTGATCGCCCCGCTTCCCTGATTCGCCTTTGCCTGTAGGGCTGCAATCTCCTGATTGACCTGATCGAGCGACCCGATCGTCGTCAGACCGAGACTGAAGGCCAGCGATTGGGCGGACGCCTGCAACGCCGCAATGGCCTGCGCGGCCTGCTGGGCGGCATACTTGTGGATGTTCGCGAGGTCTTGCTCGGAGGCTCCGGCGGCACCAGCGGCTTGCGCGAGCGCGTTCGCCTGCTTGATGTTCGCCAGCATCTGCTGGTTGATCTGCGATAGCGTCGCCTCGAAGTCGTCCACGTAGTTCGTGGCCGGCTTGAACTGTCCGACGAACTGGTCGTATTGCGCCTGCGCGGCCATGAGCCGCTGCAAGGTCTGATCGACCGTCTCGCCGAAGTGCTGCGAGGTTTCGGCCAGATGCAGCAGCGCGGACGTGGACTGGTCGCTGCCGAGGGCAAGGAACGTCAGCCCCTGATTGAACCCCATCTGTGCCGCAGCGAGATCGTTCGTGATCGCGTAGAGGTCGTCGGCGTTCTTGCGGTACTTGTCGATCGCGTCCGAAAGCTTGGCGTCGAACTGGCCGAGGATCGCCAGCTCGTTCTCGGCAATGATGCGTTCCTGGAACTGCTGAACCGTATCGTTGTCGTAGGTGACGCCGTTGACGGTCGAGGACGAGGACGTAACGTTGCCGTGCTTGTCGAAGGTCGTCGTGAACGTTCCGCCGACGATATCGCCCATCGTCACGCCGAACTGCTTGGCGAAGTCTTCCGTGCCGGACTTCAGCTGCTCGAAGAACTGATTGGCCGCGTCGATGGCGTCCTGATCGGTATAGGCGTGCTCCTCGTAGTACGAACCGCCAAATAGCGGCTTCTGGCCCTTCAGCGTGTAGTGCGAGGCAACGTCTGCTCCGGAGCCGGAGATTCCGATCGTCTCGCCGCCGCCGACGAGCTTGTTCGCGGATGTTCCGAACAGCTTGCCGCCAGAGAACATGTCCACGAGCATCGCGGCGAGCGCGATCCAGCCAACGACTGGAATCGCCGCTAGTCCAGCCGACATGCCTCCGGAAAGCGCCGCTGCCGTACCAATTCCGGCATAGGCCGTGCCGATGCCATAGGCAGCCGCTCCAGCGATTCCACTGCCCGTGTCATAGCGGTTCTGATAGCGGTTGTAGCCGGCGTAAACGCCGCCAGCGATGGACAGCCCGTATGTGAGCGGGGATGGCGTGTAGGTGTATGAGCCCGGCGCTACTCCAACGGAACCGGGAGCACCTGCCGCATAGTTGGGAACGAGCCCAAGCTCAGAACCTCCGGCCGTGGGCGCATACATAATGCCGCCCTGCGCTCCGGTGTAGGAACCTAAAATCCCATACGAAGCGGATGCGTTGGGAGCACCGAAGAAGCCGGAAAAGCCATTCTGGAATCCGTCCCAGATTCTTTTACCAGCATTGAAAAGAGAGATTCCGCCGTTCGCCGTGCCGAACAAATCGGTCCCGCCTCCACCGCCAGAACCGCCGCCGAGCACAGCGCCGCCGACGCTTCCGAGTACCGGAAGCAACCCGCCGCCGCCCGCCGTAAAAGACCCGCCGAAGATCGCGTTGAGGATCGGGTTGATGACCGCGAGCTTCGCGAAGTAGGCGATGATCTGCTCGACGACCTGCTTCGCAATGTCGGTCAGCGACTTCATGAGAGAGCCGCCTTCGACGACCCATTTGCTGAAGGCGTCAGCAATGGAGTTGCCGGCATTCGTCCAGATCGATGCGAACTCTTGCGCGACAGAGCGTGATTGCTTTGCGGCTTCCGTCAGGTCGTAGGTTGAGGCCGCAGCGGCGGCTGCGCCGGTTTGCACATCCTTCAACGATTGCTTGTTTGCAATCAGCGCATCGCGATTCCTATTCCATTCATCAGTAGCTTTCTGGACTGCCTCGGCGATGAATCGCTCGCGATCCGTCAAGCCGGCCAGCGCCGCCTGATTCGCGTATTCCTGCTGGATGCGGCCCAGAACATCGCCCTGCCGGGCAACTTTCTCCACCTGCTGATCCAGCGATTGATTCGCGAGGCCAACCGCCTTTGCCATGAAGGCCTGAGCCTGCGCGTATGCCTCCGTTGATTTCCCGGCCTTGTTCCCGGTATCAATCAGCTGCTGCGAAATCTTGTTCGCTTGGATTATGTTCTGGACATAATCCTGATAGGCCTTGTTGAGCGGATCGAGACCGCCTTGCAGATGTGCAATGAATGCACCGGCATCGTTCTGAGCCTTGTTGTAGGCTTGCAGCGCTTTCTCTGCCGCAATAGCAGATTGCGCCACGTCATCCATCGGCAACTTGAGATCGCGCAATCCTTTTGCGGTAGTCTCGGCACCCGATGAAACGTTCGAGAACGTTCCAAAAAGGGCATCGTATGACTTCGCGATAGCGGCCACGGAATCCGTGGCTTGGATATTCGCAGCCGCACCGATTGCCTTGAACTTGTTGACTACCTCAGATCCAATCTGACCTATCGCGGCCAAGAATCCAGACGATGCGTTTCTAGCTCGCTCGCCGTCCAGAGTAAGAGCGGCAAGAATGTTCTCCTTTACGGAATATGCCCACGCGGATATGAATTCAGCAGATGCCTTGAATGTCTCGGCTACAGCATCGTAGAACGCGCCGAGGACGGACACTCCGACCTTGACGGATTCCTTCAGCGTTTCGAACGCCAGCAATATTCCCTTTACCGCGTTCGCTACCAGCGATGCGTTGTCCGTGTAGCCCTTTGTCGCGGCGGAAGCATCAATGATTTCGCTTGTGTATTTGTTGAGCGCCGGCAGAAGTTCAGCGGTTACAGCACCCGCAAATCCCTCTGCCTCCATCTTCAGCTTGGTCAGGTTGTCGTTGAATTCTTCCGATGCCTTAGCTGTGTCGCCGCTAATGATCTGCCCATATTTCTCGGCCTCTTCGCGAGCTTTCGCGAAGCCTTGTTCGCCCAACTGATTAAGCAATGGGATGAGGTCAGCGCCGGATTTACCGAAGAGGCGTTGCGCCTCGGCTGTCTTAGCGGTTCCGTCCCGATACTCGGATAGATTCGTGGCAACGTCGCCCAGAATCTGCTCCATCGGGCGCAGATTCCCGCTCGCGTCTTTGACGGCCACTCCGATTGCACTAAACGCTGATGCTGCGGATTTGTTCCCGGTTGCCGCATCGGCGGCACTACGCGCCAGCTTGGAGAGGCCGCCTTGCAGCTGATCGATGCTTACATCACTGAGACGAGCTTGTACGTTGAGCGCGGAGAGAGATTCGACGGATACGCCGACCTTCTGCGCCATCTTGCCAAGCTGATCGGCATTCTCAATCACCTTCGCGCCGAACTCGACTAGCTTTTCGACAGCAAACGCTGCCGCTATCTTGCCGGCTATGTCGGTTAGTCCATCTTTGATGCCATTAGCAGCCTGACCCCAAAGGCCCTCTATGTCTTTGGCGTGTTTACGATTGAGGTCTAGCGCTTTGCCAAGATCCGACTGAAGCGTGGCGACATCCGCTCTTAAGCCGATGACTAGCGATGCAAGATCAGCCATTTACCAAGCGTCCCAGTTGTCGAGCAGCGGATGGCTGTCCGATTCGTCTTTCGGTCGGAAGGGCATGAAGTCGAATGCGGTTTTTGCAGTCGAACCTTTACCGGCCAGCAAGCCGGCGATCTGCGCTTGCAACATGCCGTTCGGTAGCCAGTGATTGGATTCGTCGTCGAATGGATAGCGGGCGTAGAAGGCGCGCAGTTCCATCGCCTCGGCCATCGTGAGAAGGCGCTTAAGCACCCTCGGCGGATGGCCGGTGCGAAGAAAGAGGAACCACCAGAACCGCGCGTCGCCCGCTATTCGTTTTTTGCAGTTTCCTGCGCGGATTCGCCGAGGCCGTTGACTTCAAGCGCGATCTTCTGGAGCGCGTTAGCGGCCTGATTCGAGAGCCTGCCGGCTTCGGCTTCGCTCAGTGCCGGAGAGCCATCGGCAGCGCACACGATCTTCGAGAGTAGTCGATTGCGAAGACCCTTGTTCTTCTTCGGGTCTTTATCGACCTTCCCGAAAAATTCTTCGGCATCGTCCGCAGAGAGTTCGCGGAACCAGACTTTTTTAACGGTCTTGCCGATCATGACTTCGCGCTCGACGCGCATTTCGCCAATGGCTTCGCTAAGTTCGTCGTAGAGAGACATACAGAGGAGGTCCTTGCCGTAATTGGGATGCAGCCGACATCGGCGCCGCGCCACGGCAGGAGTAGGACGCGGGGTGATGTGCCGAGCCGGCTGCAAGGGTGAAGCGCCGTTCGGCGGGCCTTTAGGTCTTGTAGTGCATGACCCGCGGGCCATTGCGCTGCACGGACATCTGCGATGTCACGAGCGCATTGATCGCGAAGTTGAGGGGGAGGTCGGCGATGTAGCCTTCGAAGCTGGTGAAGGTTCGCGTACTCGGATAGGTGATGGTTCCGGACATATCCACCGTTGGCGGAATGTCTTTACCGTCACTCCATCCGACGGCCCACGGCACGACTTCCTGTGAGTTGTAGAGTTCCCAAAGCTCTTGATGCGAAATCACGGTCGGATCGAAGTTGAGATCGACCGTCATCGCGCCGGGGTTCGGCATGCCGGGTTTGTATTTCATCTCCTCGTCGTCGAGGCAGGTATCGTCAACCTGACTTGCCGCGCCTCCGAGGCCCTGGATGCCACGAGGGCACCCAACCTGCACCATTTCATAGCCGTTCGAGTTCTGGATACGCAGATACAGCTGCGTGCCCTTGGTCGTGATGCTCACGTTTGCTTTGCTCCATCGATGGGATGCGACGCCTCGCGGCGTTGCGGATCGGCTGCTTCACAGCAGTCGCCTTCCCGAGCGTGCACGGCCCGGAAATGAAAAAGGCCAGCGCAATGGCTGGCCTATGAAGTCATGCCGCATATCGTTGCGGCGGACGCCGGGTTGATTCCTGACCGGACGGTTGCGTTATCGCGCGATTCGCTACCGCTATGCGTACCGGAGGCCGAGGCTTACCGGATACCGCATTCTTCTCAGCGCTTTGTCCAGACTTCCACGTCGAACGAACCGCGATGTAGCTTGGTATCGTCCTCGAACGAGAACCATGGACCGAAGACGATATATCCGATGGCCTCGCATGCGTCTGCTGCGGCCTGTATGGCTTGGCGCGCTTGCGGTTGGCTACCGCTGAAGGTGTCAACCTGTACGCGCTGATCGTCGTCTTCCGCCGTCTCAGATAGCTGGTTCTCCGGAACCGCCGAGACCAGCGTCCAGACGACATAAGGACGCGCTGCATCCTCTGGCGCAACGGTCTGATAGATGCGCGACTGTACGATCGCGGTCAGCGCGCCCGATCCTGCCAATGCGCCTTGAATGGCAGGCAGCCGAACCGTCATGCCTTGCCGCCCAAGCGCCGCACCGATCGCGCAATGGCCTTTGCTAGCTCGTCGCGGATCATGGCCGGCAGCGCACCTTTGTTTTCCTCGAATGCTGGACGCATGTATGGATAGGCCGGCTGATGCGATGTCCCGAACTCAAGGAAAGACCCGTAGAACAGCGGGCCATAGAAGTTGTATTCGAGTCCGATCTTTCCTTGACGAACGTTGCGCGAGTTCGACTTGTACCCCTTAGCCTTCGCGCGGACAGTGACCTTGACGCCCATCTGCCCCGCAGGCGGCTTGCGATCCGTCGTGACGATGATGTTCTCGGCAAGAGTTCCGGTCTTCCTGCGGACTCTGGCCTTTGCGGTGGCCTGCACGACCTTCCCAGCCTTGCCGAGCGCATAACGGATAGGACTAGCCGCTGCCTTCGGACCGTATTCTTCAGCGAGTCCACGCAATTGCGTCTCCAGCTCGCGAAGGCCGGTGACTTGAACGATATCAACCACGCTCAAAACACCTGAGGTCGGAATCCGGCGTCTTGTTCACGATGCGGATGCCTTCCTTCTTCATGGCTCGACCGAGATCGGATAACTGCTGCTCAAAGACCTTGAATCGGCTCGGCGGTGTCGTGCGAAGCGGAGCCGGATGCGCGCCGAAGTAATGGAATCCATTGCGCTGGTGGTTCTCATAGCCGTGCAGCTCGATATCCGTAGCTCCGAGCTTCCATGCGACTTCCAGCGCGAGAACGCCGGAGCTTGAGCCGGTCGTTACGAACTGACTGTCGATCTGCTCCGTTCCATCAATTCGGTTCGATGAGAACTTGCGGCCGGCGAAAGCATGCGCGTCCTTGTTGACGCGCCACCATCCGTGATCCTGAGCAGCTAACGCAGTCGCCCATGGCGCTAGCCGGAACGCATCGTTCACGACTACGACAATCTCTAGATCGCGCACAGCATCCGCCACGGCCTGAGACATGCTCGGGCCGGTCGCAAGGATTGCACACTTCATGCTGGCTTCTTGGTGTTCCCTCTGGCGGCCTGATGCCAGATTTCATCGTGTTCCGCCCCGTGCCATCCCGGAGTGAACGGCCCGCCTAGGGTGAAATGAGCGATTCGCGGCTGATCGGGCTTCGGCTGGACGCCAACCAACCAGTTCCATTCCGGAGAGAGAGCGCCAATTTCAGAATCAGATAGCCAGTAGAATTGATGCAGGTCACGACCCGGCCGTTCGTTGATGTCCTGCAAAGAAAGCCGGCGGTTTGCCGGATGGTCGCAGTTGAACAACATGACGCTAGACCAATTCTTCCGCGAGTAGGAAGTCTGCTCCTGACCGTCCATCTTCATGGATCGATCTTCCAGCTTCCCATGCTTGACGACATGCACCGCCTTGGACGCATCTGCGCCAAAAAGCATTTTTCTCGGGTCGTCCAGAAACACCACATCGCAATCTACAAACAATGCACACCCAGTCTGCGCGAGAAGCGGCGTCAGGAACCTGCTGATCGCAAAATCCGTCGAACAGGGCGCGTTGCTCGGCAAGTCCCAAATGCGCCCGCGACGGTCTTGGGCGCGACGCAATAGTCCGCACGCTGCTAATTGTTCGGCACGTAGCGGAATAGGATCGATATCCCAGAATCGACGCAGCGAGCGGCAGGCTACGTCGTAGGCGATCTTCTCGCGCTCGTCGTAGCCCATGTAGATTTGCATAACTTCAGTCACAGAACCGATCGGGATAACGGGCACCAAAATTGGTGATCCACCACGACAGGCAGCGCAACAACTTTCGTTTGATCACGACTTCCTTGCCTCCACTCGCATATCACGATTAGGCCGCGGCCCATGCGTCTGCGGCGGCAATATCTGCACATCCACGAAGCCCGCATCTCTGACGGCAGCCGAGATTGACTTAGGCGTGAATCCCTGCTTGTGACACATATATGGGTCTTTGTGAGAATGGTCGCCGTAGAACGGGAACTCCCACATCTGCGGTTTCATGCCTGACAGCAAGTTGCGAGCCGCCGCTTCAATGTTCGGCAATTCCAGAATCAGCTTGCCGCCCGGCTTCAAAATACGCTTCCACTCGGTTAGGACGTGCTGTGTCTCCCAGCCGAAAAAGTGCTCGATGACGTGTGCGGCCATGAGTTCATCGGCGCACTCATCGGGAAGTGGAGTCGGCTCGATGATTGACCCGTCGGCGTTGAACGTCAAAGCATGCAGAATTTCTGGTGCGCGCGGAGCCTTCGGATTTACCACAGCATCTACATTGGTCCAGCCGTCCAGAACTCTGCGGCCGCACCCGAAGTTGATTCGCACCTATGCGGCCCTTCGATAGATCGTCGTGTGCGCCTCGTCCTTTGGCGGCTCCTTCGTATAGAAGTAAAGCGCCAATGAACGGCGCTGCACATCTTCCGGACACGCAAGCGGTTCAGGATGGCCGTGCCAGCTTTGTTCGTTCGTCTCGAAAATGACGCAGCGGCCCCCAATGGGTGCGATTCGCTTTGCATCAGCGCCTACCCCAAGCTGCAAATGCCCGCGCCACTCGTCCCGCCAAATCTCATTGAGATAGATGAGAACGTTCACGCGGCGATGCCAGCCTTTGGGGTGCTGGTTGAAATCGACGTGCATCTTCAGGAATCCGCCTGATGGGATGCAGTGCAATCCAGCTCCGAACAGATCCGGGTCGGAAAACAGACCAGAGATCCCGGTAGCCTCTTCCGCAATCCGGATATCGAAAGACTGCGCGATTCCAGCGGCTGTGAATGGAAGCCTCTGCTGACTCCATTTGTGATTGAACTTGCCGGCTTCCTTATGCCAGTCCCTCGGCCATTCGACGTTTATCGCGTGAACCACCTCTGGCGATAGGAAATCGTCAATGACCACATGCGGGAACGGATCGCTATAGCGCTGCAATCGCATCAAGCATCCAAGGCCAGAATCTGCCATCGCGGCACTCGATGGGACTCCACTGCCACCATGCGAGGCGCTGAAGGAAGTCGATTCGCTGTGCATAGCTTGGCTGCTGTTCCTCTCCGTGCCTCAGGGACTTCGGATAAATCGCCGCCGCTGCGCCGTCATCGCAGATGACAGG